CGTTGTTCTTTCGAAGCTCCGCTAGAATGTGAGAAACTTCTTTCACCAAGACTCCATTGGGTCGCGGCACTCTCTCATGGTTGCCCACTGCGGCGCAATCAGAATTCAGGCTCCGCAAATCAGTCACAGTGGCGTCATCAATGATCGGACACTCGTCGACCAAATCGCTCGAAAACGTAGCATCGTCGTCAAACAAGTCGAACATCTCACGCTCGTCGGGATTCCAACAAAAATCAACTCTGTTTCTCTTCTTCCCGGGAAAACCCCCACCGGATGACGTGGTAAGGTTCATGGATTTAGCGAAGGAATTGCCGTAAACTCCTCGCATAGCTTCATCAACGGACAAAGGTCTGGGCTTAATCGAATGTTTGTTAAACAAGCTTGCGATCTTGTCAGAGTAATGATTGACTACTGCCCGCTGAAGTGCAGGGGGGCGCGGTCTACCATTACGGGCTGCCAATTGAAGGAATTTCGACGCCGCTCTGTTCGTGTTAAGCGGGGGAGCTCCGTGCAGACGCGTTAACCCAACATCATCCAAATGCGCGGATAAAGTTGTCACTGCCACTTCGGACTTGGATTGAATTCTTTCGTTAGTGAATCCATAAGGAGTGATGGAAAAAGGAGCTTGATCATCTTCCTTGGATCTCAACCATCGAGTAGCCACTCTAGGACCAGGTTCTTCCACACCAGGTTTCTTCATGGTGGAAATGGTGTTATCGAACAACACATTGTTATGAAGAGTAACTATCTTCTCTCCTTGATCAATCAACACGTCACGAAGAGCTTCAGTGATAGCAGCTTTCGATATGAGAACGCAATGCGAGAAGGATTGGGACTTAATCGCCACATGTAAACCGACTACCACGCACGGAGATGAATTTCGAATCAATGGTAAACCACAGTCTCCGTCCACCGTGGGAAATTGTATAGGAGCTGACAATCCGACGAAAGATCTGCGTGTGGTAGCAACGGTTTTTATTGTCGGGATTGTCACTTGAGGCTTCGAAGTAAACAAGGTGCATCCTCCAATTTCAGACTTTGTGTCGGGGGTGAAAGAGTGGTCGAAGAAGTCAATGATTGATCTTATCGGCAGTCTCACGTTGAACACGACAACGCACATGTCGGTCTCAGCATCAGTCTTAATCCTGCGAATGTGAACTACGTGTGCCGGTACGGAACCTTGACATCCTTTGCGATGAATCTGAACGCACTGATTTTCCACAAGTTCTGCCGAATGAATAGGGACTAAGGCCGTGTTGGCGTAAACCATGATACCCCTAATATTCCCCAACGGAACTTTAATCATCACCGTATTTGCTGAGACGACGTTGAAGACTTGGTCAACGGTGGCTGTGCGAACTCTAGGAGGGGCTGTAGGAACGTAAACTTCTCTCTTCTCCCATTCATCTGGCTTTGTCAATCTGTCTTTCAGATCTTGTGAAGAGACGATCTTCAAACCACCATTATCAGCGATCGTGACTTGGGAAA